CCACCTTATCATCCGGATGATGTAAGTACTAACCGGAAAGCTTTACAATTAGTCCTCGGCTTAACGCCTGAAGGCCTTGCGAAGGGCCTTTGGGATGTTATACCTTGGACGTGGCTTCTCGGTTGGTTTACCAATGTGGGCAAATACACACTCGCCCACTCCTGGACAGTCCCGGCTACGCATGGAACAGGATGTTTCATGTCGCAAGCTGAGGCTACTTACTCATCTAGCAGCGTAACTGCTACGGCTGCCCAGTCCGCTTCTTTGAGCGGTTCTGGGTCACTTACGAAGACGATCAAGACTAGAGCAGTCTCTTCGTCTGTTGTCGCAGGTGCCAACATACCCTTCGTGGATATGTGGCGACTGTCTATCCTGGGTTCGCTGTTTGTACAGCGATTCTTTAAGTAGAAATTCCGCCCAGGATAAACCAGGGATGAACTCTATGCTCGGTAGCACGCTCGTTATCACTTTGGATGGATCCGGAGGGACTGCAAAGACCCTTCCGCTCATCAACCAAGATGGGTATTCGTCCGAATACTATTTGGACGATACTACCGTTACGTATCGCGCAAAAGTGCGGCACTCACGGGATACGGTCAAAGCGGGTACGCAGTCGTATGATCGTCACACTGTGACGTTCACGCGATTTACGAAACCGACTGAGGCCATACCACTTGGATCGCAATCCGAGATCACCTACACCATTAGGTGTGACCCCAACGGTGTCTCTTCGGAGATCATCGATCTGTCTGAAGCCATGTCCTTTTACATGGTCAAGGCTGGTGGGATTGCGGCAAAGCTGATGGGCTGGGAATCCTAGCCCACCTAGACTGGCGTGTCACTGTAGCCGTAGAGGCCCGTACAAAGGAGTCATCCGATGTCGGACCACAAGAGCTACGTGAGTTTTGTCCTAGGCCTTTACGAAGCGTTGTTGAAAGACTGCGCTTCGCAGTACCCAGCACTTACCAAGGAGTTCGATAGGGATTATACCCGTTTGAGCTCCGCAATCGAACAGCATGGCATCCGATTCTTTTTGGATGTCTTGCCGGCTTGGCGAAAACACTTCGATGTGTGCCTCGCTAAGCAGCGCCTAACCCGTGTACCGGCTACCCATATGGGTAGCTGGAAGCGCGGGGGGATGATCCCCAAATTGTTTCGGGGGTTAATCCTACGCGTCTTCGATTTAGATGGTACGCTTAAACCGACCCCAGATCCACACGCTATCTTCTTGATCCGTCAGCTCTTAGGAGCTGTTAGGAAATTGAGGGTGGATTGTGGGCTCAAGGCTCGCATCGCTGCGGTCCGAGAGTTTTCAAAGGTCGACCAAGAAGTTCGTCTCGGTTCTTCCCTCTGGGATGGCTTAGATGAAGTAGATGCCGAACAGTTAGGGCAGCTCTCCTTAACGGAGGATTGTCCGACACTTGCAGCGTCTGCCCAGGGTTCACTCCCTGGCTTTGAGGCTTCGTATCTGCCTTACGGACACGCGAAGAGTATTCAGCAGGTTGCTGATTTCATCTCAGCGTGCTTGGGCCCCTTTAGCCCATCAGATGCGAGGTTTAAGCATGGACCCGGAGCGGTTTCAGACCGGAAGTTTAGCGCGTCTAAGTATGCGTTTGACAACTGGCCTGATAGGCTTGACAAAGTCTTTCCGATGGCCGATTTCGCTGTTGCGAATTACGGTCTTTGGCTCGACTCGTCATTGTACAAGAGTAGCGACTGGAAAACCCGTAAGGAGTTTCCTGCCAAGCTTATGGCGGTACCGAAGACGATTAAGACACCGAGGCTTATTGCCGCGGAGCCTACGTCGCTTCAATGGTGCCAGCAAAGCATTCGCGATTTCTTGTACACTCGGGTTAGGAGGTCTTGTATCGGTGCATTTGTCGATTTCTGTCGACAAGACGCCAACGGATCTCTTGCACTCGAGGCCTCCCATACTAAAGGACACGGGACGATTGACTTGTCCAGTGCTTCCGATAGGATTTCCTGCTGGCTGGTGGAGCGACTCTTTAGACGCAACCCCAGTCTCATTGACGCGCTTAGAGCTACTCGCTCTCTGTACGTTGAACAGGAAATTTGTAGAGACCTCCCCAGGCATTTGCGCCTGCGTAAGTTCTCCACAATGGGAAACGCGGTGACGTTCCCGGTACAGTCTTTGGTGTTTCTGTCGGTGTGCTTAGGCTCCTTATTTTATGTAAGGGGTTTGACCGTATCGGCTCGAGCGCTCGAGGCACTGGGATGCGACACAGTCCGAGTCTTTGGGGACGACTTGATTGTTCCCGAAGACTGTGCTGGTGCTACTATCGATGCACTTCATGCCCTCGGTTTGAGGGTTAATCCCGACAAGACATTCTTGGAAGGAAACTTCCGTGAGTCTTGCGGGGTTGATGCGTATGATGGTAAGAACGTAACCACCATTAGCATCTTGGATGCACCGATGAAGGCCAAGCCAGGAACCGTTGTATCGAGTGTGGATGTCCACAACAACCTCTGTTCAGGAGGTATGTACAGGACGGCTGCATTCATACAGAAGACAGTCGAGCGTCTCGGACAGTACAACACCATTCGAGATGTTGCACACGGTTCTGGCTCTTTCGGTTGGTTCCCTAACTACCTTAATCGTCGGCCCAAGTTAAGTCATAGGGTCGACAAGGACAGGATGGTCAGGCAAGTACGCTGCTTAACCGTTTGTGTACGGCAGCGGAAACATCCGCCGAAGGAAGGCTCTTCCCTTCTTCAGTATTTTACTGAGGGAGTAAAGGTTGTGGACCTATTAAAGTCCAAACTGGTGAGTGAATCTCACCTAGGCAACCCCCGGGAGAGAGCGAAGTCCTCGTTGAAACTTCGCTGGGTCGACGTGGCGTAGCCGGTCCCTAGGGACTGGTAGCGTCACGGCGAG